TATCCCTTTAATAAACTAGGAGTTAGCGTTATACTAGGGCAAGTTTGTGCAGATAATGAATCTGCCCTAAAACTAAACCGACACCTTGGTTTTAAAGTAATAGCCGAAATACCTGATGCTCACATGGATGGTGACTTAGTGATTATGGCTATGAGGCGTGAAGATTGTCGTTGGCTCGACATCAAATGCCCTTTGAGAACAGCAAGAGGAGAATGATATGGGTGGTGGTGGATTTTTAGGATTAGGGCCTGCACCAAGTGCTCCAGCCGCACCTGACTATAGGGCGGCCGCACAGGAAACTGCGGCAGGTAACTTAGAAGCGGCAAGAGTCGCTACTGCCGCTAATCGTGTAAATCAAGTTACCCCTTACGGTAATTTAGACTATACCGTAAGCGGTGCTGATCCATACGGTAATCCTACTTGGACTGCCAAAACTTCATTAAGTGATATTGGACAACAGCTTTTAAACAACCAAAATCAGACTTCTTTAGGTCTTGGTAGCACAATTAACTCTGCCTTAGGTCGTGTACAAAACACGATGGGTCAAGAATTTAACCCTAATCTTCCGCAAGTTGGTATTAATGCTGGTGAGCAATATCAAGACGCTTACATGCGTAGATTGCAACCGCAGATTGAACAAGGGCGTGAAGCCTTAGATGTCAAGCTGGCAAACGCTGGTATTCCTGTTGGTTCAGAAGCCTACAAACGGGCACAAATGACCCAAAGCCAAAGAGAAAACGACTTATTGCTAGGTGCTACAACACAAGGCTTTGGTACAGGATTGTCTGCAAATCAACAGGCTTACAACCAAGCCATGACTAATTACAATATGCCGCTGAATACTTTAAGTGCATTGCGTAGCGGTTCACAAGTTCAAAATCCAACCTTTGTAAACTCTGCCCAACAAGCAAATACGGCTGGTGCTGATATATTGGGTGCGGCTCAGATGGGTTACAACGCTCAGATGGGTGACTTCAACGCTAAAAATGCGGCACAAGCTAACTTTAATAGCGGTTTGATGAATCTTGGCGGTGCTGCAATTATTGCGGCATCTGACATCCGCATGAAAGAAAACATTGAAGTTATTGGCGTAGCTCAAAACGGCTTGACTGTGTACAAGTTTGAATACAAGCCTGAATTTAAAGACCATGAATTAGCAGGTCGTGGCGTTCATTACGGCTACATGGCTCAAGAAGTAGAGCAAGTCTATCCTTACGCAGTTAAAACCTTAAATGACGGCTATAAAGTCGTAGATTACGGACTAATATGAACCCATATATTCTTCAAGGCCAACCAATGCAGGATGTTAGTGGCTTAAACCCTGTATTTCAAAACTTTGGTCAGCAACAAGCTAACCAACAGGCGGCACTTGCACAGCAAAATCAGCAAGTTCAACAAGCAGGTCAAACGCAAAAACAAGGTGGCATGAATCCTTTAGCTATGGCTATGATGTTGCGTGCAAAAGACCCTAAAAAGCCTAATTATGATGGATGGCAGACTTCAGGTGATAACACTTATTTTGGATCAAATAGCAACGGTATGGGTGCTGGACAAGGTTATTCAGGCATGAACGCAGAGTTAGGTTTAGGGGGTTAATTATGCCAGTTGATATGGGAACATTAACGCCTGAACAGATGTTGCAACAGCAACAGATTTTACGCCAACAAAAAATGGCTGAAATGTTGATGCAACAACCAGCACCGCAAGGTCAAATGATTGGCAATCGTTTTGTTGCTCCGTCATTTACCCAAAACCTTGCTAACTTAGCAAATATGTATGTAGGTCAAAGAGCAATAGAAAAAGGTGACCAAGCCCAAATTGATTTAGCTAAAGCCATTCGTGAACAACAAAAAGTTGGATTAGCTGATTATTACCAAACATTAAAAGGCACTCCCGAAGTACAAGGTGGAATTTATAACCCACAAGGTCAAATTACAACGGAAACTACCCGTGATATGTATGGCCCTAACATGGAATTAAATGCTGGTTACAAAAAAGTAGCACCAGTAGCGGCACAAGCAGGAAATAGAGAGTTAGCTAATATGAACGCTTCTATGGATGAGCGTTTACCAGCGTTTTTGCGTCAACACGCTATGACAGAACTCACTAAACCACCTAAGTGGGAAAAAGATGTTAGGTACGATGATAGGGGTAGAGAAATTCATGGTTGGACTAATACTTCTGATCCAACATTACCTTTTGCCGCACAAACCAAGAAACCTGAAATGACTGCAAGTGAAAGAATACACGCAGACATTGCTTTAAACAGAGCAAGAGATGAGGGTATTCCTGTTGGCGGTGGTGGTTACTCTCCTGCTGTTAATCCTGTTGCTAACCCCGTTCCTATGAACAATGCACCAGTTGGTACTAGCCCTATTATTAAACAAAATGCACCAGCAGTATCTATTGCTCCTAATGCACCTGCGTATGCTCAAAATGCAGTATCCATGCAACCAACAAGCAATACTGTTAATGCAAATCAATTGCCTGTTCCACCACAAGTAAATATGGCTGGTGTTTCTCCTAAAGAACAAAGAAAAATAGCTGGAACACAAGCAGAAGAATTGCAAAAAAATGTTAAAAATTCTTATGAAGCGTATCCAGTAATTAAAGAAATTCAAGAAATTTTGCCAAAAGCAACTGCTGGATATTTCGATCAAGGAGTTAAACAGGCTTATCGTGTATTTGGAAAATCAACTTCATCTTCACCAATTGATACTCAATTAGAAATTTTGGGTACAAAATTGGTAATGTTGCAACCACGCTTTGAAGGCCCACAAGGTGTTCGAGATGTAGAGTTGTATCAAAAAGCCGCTGGTGATATTGCAAATGCTAATTTGCCTATTGAAGATCGTATGGCCGCTTTAGAACAAGTAAAAAATATTTACAAGCGTTATGCACCTAATTTGGATTGGACTTTTTCTGTAAAACCAACGCCTGTGCCTAATGCTTCTGTTTCAAAACAATCATCACAAGACAATCAATGGTCAGTTAAAAAGACAAATCCATAATGGCTGAATATACAGTTACCGCTCCTGATGGCAAAGAAATAACATTAGTAGGCCCTGCTAATGCTACTGATGAGCAAATTGTTGCTCAAGCTAAACGCTTATATAAGCCTATTCCTGCCCCTGAAAAGGGCAATATGTATACGCAAAGTGCTGAAGATATACAGTATGACGCTAACGGAACACCATTAAACACATCGTCTTATGGTTCTGCAAACCCATATCAAAAGATTGAAAAAACAGCAAACACAATTGCGGCATTGCCAATCAATATTGCAACTGGTGCGGCTAAATTACCTGCTGGATTAGTACAGTCGTATGATAAATACATAGGTGGTGGTACTACTGGTGACAATATGGTTAATACCATTAATCAACTTGAGCAAGGTACACAAGCACAGGCTGGAAATGTTGGTAAGCGTATATTGCAAGGCGGTAGCATAGTTGGTGAAGCCGCCCCATATTTAATGTCACCCGTAAAGGTGGGAGCACCTACATTTTTAGAAACTACTGCCGCTAGGTTTGCCCCTAAAGTAGCTGAATATACTGGTAAAGCAGGTAAAGCTGTTGATGAAGTTATTGGTGTTTTGCCTAGTTTTGCACAAAAAGCCGTTCCAAGTGCCAATTTAGTAGGAAATGTAGCTAAAGGCAGTGCTATTGGTGGTGCTACAGCTATGACTTCTCCTGAAGAAGTAGGTTTGACACCTGAACAATTTGCCCAAGCTAAAGAAAATAAAATTAAAACAGGTGTTGCTATTGGTGGCGGATTGCCAATTGTAGGAAAAACACTATCTACACTCAATACCGCTACTGGTTTAAATCTTGGTCGTAAATTAGCAGAAACACCAACCGCAGATGAATTGCTTGAAAAATCAAAACGATTATTTGGCGAAGCAAAAGATTTAGGCGTAGAAGTAAATGCAACTAAATTTAGTCAGGACATGGGTAAAGTTAAGCGTGATCTTGAATTAGAAGGCTTTGATGGTGAATTATTTCCTAGAATTCAAACTGTTATAAATAGGCTTCAAGACACCACTACGCCAAAAGATTTAAATAAACTTCAATCATTACGCAAAATGATTGCTACTATTCAGCGTTCAAATGAACCTGAAGAACGCAGATTTGCTTCTATGCTTAAGAGCGATTTTGATTTTTACATGGCTAATTTGCCTGAACAAAAAGTTGCTGGCGGTACAAAAGAAGCATTGGATAAATGGAAAGAAGCCCGTGATACTTATGCTCAATTAAGCAAGGGTGATATTTTTGAAGCCATGCTTGAAAAGGCAAAAACTCAACGAAATGTGCTTACTCAATCAGGCGAAGAAAATGCTTTGTTTAGGGAATTACGCAAGTTAGCTGAAAACCCAAAGCGTATGCGTTTATTTAATAAAGCAGAACAAGCAGAAATTAAAAAAGCGGCTGAAGGCGGTAGCATACAAAATACAATGCGGTTTTTAGGTCGATTTACACCTACAGGCCCAGTTAGCGGAATATTTGCTGGTGGTGCTTTATTAGCCCATCCTGCGGTTGCAATTCCTTTTGAAGCCGCATCCATGCTTTCTAGGGCTGGTGCAACTAAAATTCGTAAAGATGATGTAAAGCAATTGGCCGCAATGATGAGAGCAGGATATAAACCTGAAATGGTGGCAAATCCTAGATTTTCGCAAGAACAGAAAGATTTAGCCAAATTACTATTGTTGCAAGGAACTGAAAGAGGTATGACCAAATGAGTAGAAACGGATCGGGTACTTATTCCCTACCTGCTGGCAACCCAGTAGTAACTGGCACAACTATATCTAGCACATGGGCTAATAACACCCTTGCAGACATTTCAACAGCCCTTACAGGTTCAGTAGCGGCAGATGGTCAAACACCTATTACTGGAGCATTACAAATGGGTGGCAACAATATACAAAATGCTGGAACAGTCACGGCTGTTACTGGTATATTTGGTGGTTCATTTTAAGGAAAAATTATGGCTCAGACAGGCTACACTCCAATTTCGATTTACTATTCAGCTACAGCTACGAATACTCCTACGGCTGGTAATTTAGTCGCTGGCGAATTAGCCATTAACACTGCTGATGGCAAGTTATTTTATAAAGACTCTAGCGGTGTAGTACAGACTATGGCTTCTAAAGCCACTACTGCTGGTACATACTCTAGCATTACTACTAGCAACCTAACTATTGGCACTACGCAATTAGGTGCTGGTAACGCTTCTACTATGAAGAATCGCATCATCAATGGTGCGATGGTGATAGACCAAAGAAATGCTGGTGCTAGTGTTACTCCAACTGCAAAAACATACATAACAGATAGATTTTTTGCTAATGTCAGTCAATCATCTAAATTCAGTATTCAACAAAACGCTGGCTCTGTAACTCCACCAGTAGGCTTTACTAATTATTTAGGTGCTACTTCTTTATCAGCATATTCACTTGCGGCTGGCGATTATTTTTTTATTCAGCAATCTATTGAAGGTTACAATGTTGCCGATTTAAATTGGGGTTCAGCAAACGCAAAGACTATAACTTTATCTTTTTGGGTGCGTAGTTCATTAACTGGAACTTTTGGCGGTTGCCTAACTAACGGTGCTTTTAATAGGTCGTATCCATTTACATACACAATATCTTCAGCAAACACTTGGCAACAAATTAGTGTAACTGTTGCTGGTGATACAACAGGAACTTGGCTAACTACCGATAGCATTGGAATTCAAGTTATATTTAGTTTGGGTACTGGCACAACATATAGCGGTACTGCTGGTTCATGGTCTGCTAATGGATATACTTCAGCAACAGGAGCAACATCCGTAGTCGGTACAAACGGAGCAACCTTCTACATTACTGGTGTTCAACTAGAAGTAGGAAGTAGTGTTACTGGATATGAGTATCGTCAATATGGTACAGAGTTAGCTTTATGCCAACGCTACTTTGTTGGTACAGGCTTTGGAAATATGGGAATTTGCACAAATGCTTTAACAAGTTGGAATATGTCGCATACATTTCCAGTTGCAATGAGGGCATCACCAACATTAATTAGTTACACAGGAACATTTGGCACAACAAATGCAATGACGGATTCTTATGTTCAAGATTATATTCTTACTACTGCCGTTGGTTCAATTAATAGTGCTGGGCCAACTGGAGCAAGAACTTCAGGATGGACAACAAATAATGCTGGTGTCGGTGGTCGTATAGCCATGTGGAATAGTTCAACTGCAGTAATTCAATTTAGTGCGGAGTTATGATAATGTATAAATTAGTAAATGATGAAATTACACATCAACCTTGTTCTATTTCTTTGTTAAAAGATAATGTTAGAGTTGCATCAATTCCAATTGACCCTGACAATATGGACTACCAAGCCTACCTAAAATGGGTAGAAGAAGGCAATACCCCATTACCAGCGGATGAATGATGTCATTTGAAATTGACCCCGTTAAATACGGTCAGCTTTGGGAAAAGGTTGACCAATTAACCGCCAAAGTAGATAAGCTAGAAGAAGGCATGGAAGAATTGCTTGCTTTAGCTAATAAAGGTCGTGGTGGGTTTTGGGTTGGAATGATGGTGGTATCAGGCATTAGTTCCATCGTTGGTTTTATAGCACACTACTTTTCAAGTAAATGATGTGGCAGACCTATTCGGAATATCTGAAGGTGTCAAAAGCCTTACAGGAAGCCTTGAAGCAAGTAGAACCGCAAGCAAAGGCTTATCTGAATCTATTGAAAACATACAGCGAGATGGCCTTGATGTTGCTAACAAACAAGCCCAAGAAAGACTAAGGGCAAGGCGAGAAGCAGAGTTTAGGAAAGAAAAAGCATTAATCAAGGCTTTAGAATCTTGGAAGCATAAGAAACAAATAAGTGACGAAGAAGCCAAGTTAAAAATAGACTTTGTTAAAAAGTACGGTGCAAAAGAATGGGAAGCGGTACTTAAAATCAAACTGGACATTGAAAATATGCAACGCAAAGATAATGAAGAATTCCAGCACGATTTAAAAGCAGTCCGCAGGGTACAGTTTTATTGTTTTTGTGTTGCCGCTGTATTTGCTTGGTATTTTACTTGGGGGTACAAATGGTAGCTTATTTAACATTTTGCTTTAGTTACTGGGGAGCATTAGCATGTTTGGCATAGATGACATCATTGGCGTTGGGATGAAGATACTGGATAAGGTTATTCCCGATCCAGCACAAAAAGCACAAGCCCAAGAAAAATTGCTAGAACTCCAACAACAAGGCAGATTAGCAGAATTACAAGCAGATTCGGTAGAAGCCCAAGAAGTGACCAAGCGTCAAGAAGCGGATATGGCATCGGATAGCTGGCTTTCTAAAAATATTAGACCCATGACTTTAATAGCTATTTTAGCTGGTTACTTTATATTTGCAGGGCTATCTGCCGCTAAGATTAATGTCAATTCCGAATATGTCCAATTGCTAGGCCAATGGGGAATGTTGATTATGTCCTTTTACTTTGGTGGTCGCACCCTTGAAAAAATTATTGGAATGAAAAATGATAAACAGCCGAAGCCTTGATGATTTAGTTGCCCCTGCAAAAGAGTGCGTAGAACGCTTTATTGCGTTATGCAAGGATAACGGCATAGACTTGTTAGTAACATCGACTTATCGTGATAATGAATCACAACAGGCATTATACGAACAGGGTAGGACTACGGCTGGAAAGGTGGTTACCAATGCTAAAGCAGGTGATTCTTGGCATAACTGGCGTTGTGCTGTTGATGTCGTACCTTTGGTCAATGGTAAGCCTGATTGGGATGGTTCTCATCCTGTATGGGCTAAAGTCGGAGAACTAGGTAAACAAGCTGGTTTAGAGTGGGCTGGAGAATGGCGTACATTTAAAGAATTGGCTCATTTTCAGTACACAGGTGGCCTTACCCTGTCAGACCTTAAAAACGGCAAACAAATCGCTTAAAACTGGGTAATCGGATTTAACCGTTTACGGTCATACCGATAGGAAGGGTGAGAACCGCCCATAAGCGTTGCAAACTGAAATAACTCATCCTTATCCACCCAGCCCACAATATCGCCCCCAGCATCGTCTAAAACGATTAGGATGTAGAAATCACAAGGACTTTTGCGGTGGTATTCGGTGACATACACATCACCTTCTTTATTACGGGTAGATTTAACATCAATAGTCCTGCCGCCAGCAGTTTTAAGATCAGCAGGGTTCTTCTTTTGGTTGATAGAAAAGTCGGGCATTAAGTTTAAATACTTGGCTACCAAATACTCACCCTTAAACCCGTCTATATCCATTTCGTAAGGGTCTTGCTTACTAACTTGCCTGTCAAAGTTAAACTGCATGGCGTTTTTCCTACGCATAGTACCAAAATATTCGCATAGGAATAACTCATGTTTGGACAGGTCAACCCTCACTCTTGTGCCTTTCTTAGTATTGCTCTAGCAAACCGCATAATAAAAGTATCGTAACCAACATCTTTAAGGTGGCATTGTGCTTGAATGTGTCGTATTTCCTCATCTGTTAGTGTTTTTAACTGTGGCGAGCAAGTATGAATAGAATCCCCTGTAACCTTTTTGCCACAATCCAAGCAAGCAGTCCACACTACTGGTTCATTCATATTGGATAACCTTGTGTAAGATAAGTCGTTCCAAATACAATAAAACAAATAAACAAAGCCATTAAACCGCCTAAGATAAACTCTTTCATGGTTATCTCCTATTGAAAAATACGGTAGCGTGGGTTGCAAGTAACTTCTACAGGTACATCACTCATAATGCCGTTAATCTTACGTTTGGCTGTAATGACTACGGGGCGTGTACCAGCATCTTCACATTCTGTAATGCCAAGAATGACTTGAGCACGGGTCATGTGATAAGCCTGTTTATCAGTTTCTAAGCTGACATTTGGTGGTTCAAAAGAACTACAGGCGGCTAAAGCTAATGGGGTAAGTAATAGTAAATATTTCATGATTTTTCCAGTTCTGAGTAGGCTTCTTCAGCTTTTTTTACAAATTCGTCAAAATTGAGAGCGTGGATCATTTCTAACACGCTGGTCTTGGTGTCACAAATAAATACATCTTCTATATCTATACCGCCTATATGACCCAAGCTGGGTTCATCGGGGTCTGCTGACCCGTGTATATCAAGGTAGGTATCACCTAACCACATACTAAATAAATAATTTTTACGCATTTTTTATTCCTTTTCTATTTCACTCGCCAATCGAGTAAAACAATTATATGTTAAGCCAGCTTAATAAGTAAATGGGTTTTTAGCAAAAAAACAACAAAATATAAAAATAAATAAAGGCAGTATTTGGCAGTTACTAGCTGTTAGGTGGAAAGCCGCAAAAACCCTAACTTACTGCATCCTACTATGGCGGCTTAACGCCCTAAAAAAGTTGGGGTACTTACAAGCCTGTATGTGAAGCATTTTTGCTTTCCCCCGTTCCCGTGAAGGATTAAAGATTGTTCTTGATCTGATAGACCCTTAACAAATGCTGGAAGCACTCCCAACTCTTTTGAAGCTGGGGTTCTTCTACTTCTATCAATTTTACTTGATTAGTCGTTCCATTAACAAATACGATTGCACACCGTGCAGAAGGCAAAGATAGTCCTTCACGGTAGGCCGCTAACTGCATTTCCATCTCGAAGTATAAATCTACTTTATCAAGGTCAACATCTTTTGTTTTGAAGTCCACAATGAACCCAGTACCGTTACCGTTAACTGGTTTAGCCATCAAATCGCACTTGCCACCAAACCCTAGATGATGCCCAAAAGAACGCTCTGCAAGCCATGGTTGCTCTCCAAACGCATTCTTGAGCGTACTATCAATCGCATCAAGATAAGGCGGTTTTTCAGGCATATACACTTGCTCAAAATAGCTTTCAATAATGGCGTGGATCGCTGTACCCCGTTCTGCCGCATCCCTGCCAGTAGCACGGCTATCCTGCATTACACGCTTTAACCATTCCTGTTCAGGTTCGTTGGTTTCTCTTGGCAAAGTTAAAGCGGCTAAAAGGACTTGCTGTTGTTTCCATGTATCAAGGCCTGCTTTTGATAACTGGCCGTTAATTGTTGTAACACTTGGCAGAAGTCCTTCTTTTCGTGCATCCCGAAGCGTTGTTGCCCGTTCGCCAGTTTTGCCGATGGTTGTATAGGCTGGAGTGCCGTCTTTAGTGTACCAATGACCATTTTGCTCTACCTTTTCTTTAACTATCATTTTGTTCATCCAGCATTGCCATACCCATTGCAACAAATTTAGTGCCGACACCAATGGCAATTAAAGGCAATTTATTTCTATGCCAGTAAATGCCCATTTCGGTTCTAAATGTTGGTTTTACTACACTAGCAATAAAGTCTGCATTGACATGAACGCCCAATTTTTGACCTATCTCTGATGTACTTATTACATCTTCTTTGTTAGTCATTTTTAATCCTTAAAATGGAATATCGTCAAGGTTAGTATCTTCAGTTTTTGGCTCATTAGCTTCACGCTGTTTTTGGCCACGCCATTCAGACGATTCAGTGATCTTTTCCTTGTAATATTTTGGCAAACCGTCATATTTAGCTTGGTCAAATTCAGCTAACCAAAAATGCAAACAAGGGTTGATACCTGCTGGTTGAGCATTACGCAAAGCAGACGGTACAGGGCTAATACCGCTGATGTTGGCGTATTTGCCATCTTCTGAGTGAGTAATATTGACCATACAGAACTTGTCAAGTAGGTTACGCAAGTCAAACTTCTTGCGATCTTCTGCGGTCATTTTCTTGTTAGACCATGCTTCTAGGTCTTGACGCAATCTAGCTTGGTCGCCAAGGCTAACGGTATAACGCTTAGACACAATCAAAGGTTTACCGTCATCTGTTTTTAATGGTTGGTCTTGGTCATCATTACCATGCAATTCCCAAGTCAATACAACTTTGTGCATGATTTTGGTTTCGCCAGCCCATTCGGTAGCTTGGTGGCCTAGGTCAATGACTGAATACAAACGAGCCATGTGTAACCCTGCTGGGGCTATTTTAAATTCTTTACTGTTATCTGAAATAATCATTGCTTGCTCCTAAAAATAGTTGAAAAGTCATCAAAGACCGCTTGTAATACGGGGTTTTTTTGTACTGGTGATGGCAAACCACACGCATAGCGTAAGTCACCTATCTCATCTGCTGTAATAAATACCCCATCCTCGAGGTCTTTAAAAATGCGTTCCAAATGTTGTTGGAAGCTGTGAAAGTCTTGATCTTGCTCACTCATACGAGTTCTCCTAATTAACACGGCATATACCGAACCCTAATTTTAAGCCAGCTTAATTTATAAAGCAACAACTATTTACAAATATGTTGCATAAATGTTAAGATAGCTTATGGAAAAATTATCATCAACCGCATTGATCAAATTATTAGGTGGTCCAACTCGCATTTCTAAACTAGTAGGTACATCGGTTGCGGCCGTGTCTATGTGGCAAAACGGTGAAATACCTTACGATAAGCTGGTGATCCTAGCCGCCACCCTAGAGAAGGAAAGCCACGGTTTAGTAAGCCGTAAAAATCTGTTTCCAAACAATTACAAACTGATATGGCCTGAATTGGAATAATGGTGCATAATTACGGTATTGAGGACTGAAACACTCGATACCTAGGGTTTTAGAGGTGACTTTGTGGGTTTAGGAAATGAGATAAGAGGCATTTCCCAAGCCGTTTCAGCATAAAGCCACCCCTAAAGCCCTTTTTTATTTTCAGTCCCATTCGTACTCCAAACGATATAAAGCACTTAAATGGGTGGCGTGGAATAAAACATGGGCTGGTTTACACCTGACAGCAAGCCCCGTAGCGTTGAGTGGCGACTACACAAGATACAAGGACAATGGTGACAGACAACCTTGTAATCGAATGAACACTACCTTTGGGAGCATTAGTTCAAGTACAACTTCTTGAATGGATGAAGGCTTATCACCTTTGGGCTAGCTATAACTAAAAACAACGAATCAGGGTTTTCCTTATCAAATATTTAAAAATAATGCTTGCTAAAGTTAAGATAACTTAAGATAATAGCGTTACTCAATGTCGAGTGAGATAGAAAAAGGAGCATCAAATGACTAAATTACCATTCCCAGCAAACTGCCCAGTAGTCGTTGTATTGTCTATGCGTGAGGGCTATGAATTTTCAAACCTTGACGAAGCTAAAAAAGTTTATCCCGATCTTGATCCTGATATGAACGGTCGTAACTTTACTTGGGCTATGCACGATAAAGTTGATGGCCAGCCAGCCATGCGTTTCGAAAGCTGGGCGGCAGAAGCAATTTTTTCAAGATAATTAACCAGCTCCTACGGGGGCTATTTTTATTGAAAGTGATATATGGCAACCAAAAAAACTGCAGTAAAAAAACAAAAACCTTTAACCAAACTTCAGGAACTTGAGCGTAAAGTAAGCATCCTTGAAAGTGCGGCCTATCAAGCCTACAACGATCAGGATGAAGTTTTTGGATTACTTTATTTAATCATTAACGAAGCTGAAAGCCCTGAACCAAATCGCTATCAGCTACGCAAAGCATTACAAGGCTTACGCACTCTTTTGATAGCCAATCAATGCAATATGATGGATTATGCTGGCTTAGAATATTAGTGTTGCGTTTTCGCCACAATTACCTAAAATAATTATTAACATTAAGTTTGCTTAACTATACTCACAATATGGAAAATTTAATGTTTATTTTTTTTGTAGGAATTTTTGCCGTGCTGGGTGCGGTGATGCTTTTTTTGTTAATAATTTTATATTGGGTGAAAACATGACTTGGGATTTACGCTTAGTAAATATGAGTAGTCCATATGAGGATTACTTTGAGATTCGTGAAGTGTTTTACGACACAATGGGAAAACCGATTGGACATACTAAAGCGGCTATTGGTGGCGAGGACAGGCTAGAAGTTGACCGTTACATAGAACTAGCTAAACTTGCTTTGGATAAACCTATTTTAAAGTTTGCAAATAATGAAGATACAAGTAAAGATCACGAAAGAGCATAAAGATGGGTCAGCCGATGCTCAAGTTAATTTTGACAAAGCAGGACTTGAGTGTCTTGTCCAGCACGGAATTGTCAGTCTTATTACCCAAGCAATTGATGTGTACAAAGTTAAACCTGAAGATGATGTCATTGAACGAGCAAAAAACATCATCAAATAGTTTATTGAAAAAGACAAAAAACTAATCAAGGATCACTATGAACCCCTATTTACAGGAAATCTTGCACCAAATCACAGTACGGATAACCGAACTAGAAACAAGAAACACAATGCTAGAAGCTGAATGTGTAGCATTGCGACAGCAACTTGAAGAACTAGAACATGATAGAAACTTTAGTTAAACCCCAAGTGCTAGACAACGATATTGCGGTAATGAAGATACTGCAATTGATGGGTCAGCTTACCTTGAATGACATTGAATATATCTTAAAGATATCCCAAAAAGTTCACACAATAATAAACGACAATGAACTTCAATGAATTTTATAGCTTATATCCCCGTAAACAGGGGCGTAGGGCGGCTGAAAAGTCATGGGACAGGCTAACCCATCAAGAACAAGAAGATGCGTTTAACGCCCTTTCTAATCATCTTGAATATTGGAATTTAAAGCAGACGGAAAAGGACTATATTCCCCATCCTGCTACTTGGCTCAATCAAGGTCGTTGGGAAGATGAATTAGACATGAAAGTCAAAAAAATCAAGAAACCTGAATTGCCTTGGTATTCTAGCGAAGAATTAACTAAAGCCAAAGCCCAAGAAGTTCAATGCCCAGCTTACGCTGGTGAAGGTTGGCAACAATGGCGAGCAAGAATTAGTCAAAAGATAAAGCAGCTTGAAGAACAACTCTGACGATTACCTTGCTTGGTGGTATATCGGTGTAGCAAAGAAACGGGGTTGGCCTGAAGTAGTTAGATTGTTAGCCCAGTACCCCGAAAAAGAAGAACGCATAAAACAATTGATAAAAAAGAAACTAGGAAAATGACAAGAGAGATAGATCCCAATAAGTGTATAGACTTCATCCTTGAGAACGCAGGTAAGTACGCACAAGCTAAAGGTGAATTAGCCCAACTAGAAACCTTCAAGAGTTCACTCAAATCCATTATGATGAAGAAGTCAGGTGAGCAAACTATCGGAGCACAAGAACGTGAAGCCTATGCCAGCCAAGAGTATCAAGACTTATGCAACTCTATTGGCACGGCCACAGAAAACGCTGAAAAGTTAAAGTGGGAATTGCAAGCCGCTGTATTACGCCATTCAACTTGGCAAACCCTAGAAGTATCTAACCGCACACAAGATCGGATATTAAAATAATGTTAAAACTTACAGAAGAATTTTTAATCCTTAAACTATTTTGCAAGATGTATGACGATGCCCTAAACCGCAAGGATTACACCCAAATGCTTGAATTAAGCGTTGATATTTTTGATTCAGCAGAAAAGCTAGAGCAGATGACCGTAGACCACATCAATGGCGTCTAAACTTGAGAAAGAAAAGTATCGCAAAATTAGTGAACTGGGATGTTCATTATGTAGGCATCAAGGCAATGAGGGAACACCAGCAGAATTACATCACATTAGACGAGCTGGCGTTAGAAGCAAGTCGCCTGTTATTCCGCTCTGTCCCTTTCACCATCGAGGAGCAAATACCAGTATTCACAGCGGCCGCAAATGGTTTGAAAAACACTACGGCATCACGGAAGAAGAATTACTTGAACAAACGGAGAAGTTGATTGAGTAGCTGGTTAATCATTGTTACTGGATTGATTTATGCCTATATTGGTATTGAACAGGTCGTTAAAGGCAATGTACCTATGGGTGTTACTTATATGTCCTACGCTACAGCCAACATTGGTTTGTATTACATGGCGAAATAACAAAAATTTAATGATTCATAAATGAAGCCTTATGTGGGTTAATGATCCATATATGTTACTTTACAATTCCAACGGATCAAATCCTAGTTCGCTGGCTACCATTTTGCAACGGGTTCTAAACGGCTTTCCGTGTTGTAACCACTTGTCACCTTTTTGTTTATAAAAACTCATGTGTATACATTCATGGGCAAGAGTGGTCAAAACGGTATAAAAATGACTGCAACGCCCTGATGAGATGGTAATAGTATGAGCGTAGTCACCGCCCGTATCCAGCAAATAAGTACCCATTACTTCAGGGTCAGCAGTAACAATAAACTCAATTTCTTCAGGCAATGGCATAGGCCATTTAGTAAATGGATAAGTGCAATAAAGGCTTGAATACAGATGCTTTAATGCTTCAGGACTTAATCTCATGTAGTTCACCCCTAAAAAATACCAGCCCCTCATCTTCATTAATAACTTGACATAGTTCAGGTGGCATAAGGTGACCGTTAACATAGGTCAATACTGCCCATCCACTACGCCAGTTGACGCTTGAATCTTCATGGTACATAAACTGTTCATCTCTGACTGCCGCCATCATTCCAGTATCAACACCATATTTGTCGCCCGTATAATTTGACCACGGTGTTACTTTTAACGAGTGCAAATGGCCTGTGACCATACTCATTCCGCCTTTTAGTACATTGTTGTAGACCGCATGAATACCATTGTGCCAACGGTGTTTAATCATCGTATTGTCATTGACTACAACTGACCAGCTATATGACCAGCCATACAGGTGATCCGCTAGGCACATACCCTTGACACCTTCGTACTGGGGAAGGACATTAGACAACTTGCCATCAAAGCGTAAATCGTGATTACCTATGGTGCGGTGCAATATACAACCAGCAGGGCGTACAGCTTCAATATCGCCTAATCGTGCTTGTACTTCTTCTAATTCTTGTTGGACTGTTGGGTGCTGTTGGTAACCAATTCGGTTGTGCTGGCTGATCTGTGCAAAATCGAACAAGTCGCCATTGAGGATCACCATATTAGGTTTTAAGTGTTTCGTAAAATGTACAAAAGCACGGTGGGCAGTAGAGATGTAATTAGGGTTGTAATGGCAATCAGACCCTACCATAATGATTCCATTCTTTAACTCATATTCACAGCGTATTTTATTTTCAGGAATAGCAAATCTAGGAACGCCACGATTATTATTAGATTCAAGCACAATATCGTGCTTTTTTTCTAAGTTTTTTCTACGGGCAATTACACTTCTAGTATCGACATTTAGTATTTTAGCCACAGCCGTAGGGGATCGGTGCTCTTTAAATAATGCGATAAACTCTTGCTCACTACACGCTGGTTTGCTCATTCCAAGCCTTTATAATGGTAAAGTTAGCCAATACTAATCTATTTTAATTTAAAAACAATGACATACGCACGAATAGATACAAATCATAAAGAAATAGTTAAGGCATTACGAGATGCTGGTGCTACTGTAGTTTCTATGGCTTCCCTAAAACACGGGACACCCGACATTTTGGTGGGATACGCTGGGGAGACCATATTAATGGAAATTAAACGAGATGCTAAAGCCAAATTTACGCCTGACCAATTAGACTTTTTGGGCAAGTGGAAAGGCGGTGCAATTAGTCGTGTAGATAGTGTAGAAGCCGCAATTAGAGCACTAGGTATTACTAGAAAAGTGTTATAAAATAGATTAAAAGGAGCGTATTATGGATAAATCAATGGCATTATTCCTAGCAACATTGCTACATTCGGGGACTAATACCCATTTTTTCCATTGGGCTACCAAGTCTTA